GCCTGTTCCTTCTGCACCTCCGATTGCTTTGATACATGCTTCGGATTTTCCGTCTGCGATTGTCGTTGATGAACTATTGGGTTTTGTGTGAACTGCACCGTCCATCGTGTACTGTTCAACCGTTTTAACTTTGTTATTAGCCAATCCAAGAAAGCCACCTTTTGTGTTACTATCCCGTTCCACACGAAGAACCTTTGGATCGTTTGCTTTATATTCTATGGAATATCCGTTATGACTTACATCTGCTTTGTATGATGTATATGGCCCTACTGGTAAATTAATACTAGGTAGTTTACTCTCACGATTCGATAATGACCCAATCATACCGATGTGAGACAAACCAATGAGTCCACCCAAACCAAGAGCGAACCACTTACCCCATTTCACTTGTTTTTCCATTATCCTTTCTTCGGTGTACTACTAGGTGCAATAACCATTGGTACTTGCTCTAGTCTGATTGTTTGTGCCGGTGCTGTATTTGCTGCCTTCTCAATTAACATTTCCATATCTTTCTTCGATATGTTTGCTCCTCCACTTGCTGCTGCCTTATTTTTATTCTTACCGGCTTCAACACCAAAGGTGGCCAAAACTCCTGTGAATACAGAAGCTATAAAAGTTGGATCAATCTTATCCTGCTCTGTCATTCCGGGAAATGTAACGTAATTCAAAGTTAAAATTCCACCGGCCCAGATTAAGATCCCAAGTCTCACGAAAGTACTTAGGATCGCCATCTGTTCTTCTTTGTCCTCAGATAACTCCTTCAGTTTACCTATAGGGCCTTTTTTTGGTTCTTCTTTTTTGACTGCTTCTGCCATTTTAATACTTGGGTCATGCAGCCCTATTTAGAAGAATAAATTTTCTAGAAACCTAATGGTAAATTTGGAATTGTAGCAGGTGCATCAGGTGCTGGAGATGATGGTGATGGTAATCCTAAACCTCCCCCACCTAGACCTCCTAAATCTCCGATACCACCAAGTTTATCGGTGACTGCTTCCATTACCTTTCCTTTAACATTATCAATAATTGCATCCTTGCGAATGAATACATATCCACCAAGACCAACTACACCAAGTGCAACTGCACCTGAGAAAATAGCAATTCCGTTAATGATTTTCTGCATTGTAACCTCCATAATAACTCAGAAAATGTTTTATTATGCCATCACAGTTTAAATTACCTGCTGCAACCCACCGTTCGGCACATTCATATATGACATGACTTTGATATTTAGGCAAACCTCTTTCGTTATTTTTAGCACCAAACTGTCCTAAAAGAATTTTGAGTGCCTCTTGTCGAAGTAACATCTGATGAGGTGAATACTTATATGTCATATTCACTTCCCTCCCCTATAAACTCAAGGGAAAAAATATTATGATCAGGATCATCCATTTCAATCCACTCTTCAAATTCTTTATATATTGCATCTTTATAACCTATTGGTTTTACAGTCTCCATCCTCTCTATAGACCACTCACGAGTTCTCAATAGTGTTTGTTTCAAAGTTACCATAATCTTTACGCATATAGCGTCCTAATATGTTGCTATTATAATACTTTGGAGTCCCATCGTCAAGTGCCTCAGTTAACACATTGTGAAGAAACAGTTGTTTTGTCTCTTCATAGTTTACTTGTCCAAGTGTTGTATGAAGACTTAAGATTTCTCTTCGGAAAGAACCTCTACCAATGCGCTTAATATCCTGTTTAAGTTCTTCAGAGCTTCCAAAGTATCGCTTCCAGTCCGACTCGCTTGTAACTCTTCTCTTTGCTCCTCTTGGCTTTCTCTTCTGCACGAAGTACTTTCTTCCGATGTAGGACTTCCCATTGATGGTGTTGGTGATGCGATAGACGAACCCATAATAGTCCCCGACATCATCAGAGGTAAAAGGATTGCCTTTGTAAATCCAAGGGTTTTCATAATCAATGTTTTTATCAGTCATTTAATTATAACATCACATTTCTATGTAGTCAATAAAAAAGAGGGTATAAAACCCTCTTGTTATACTCCCTGATTCTCTAACCAATCATACGGGTCTATGTCTCCAAACAGTTGTTGACTATGTTTCGAGCAATCTAGATATGCTTCGATACAATCAGCAACTTCATCATAATTTGAAACCTGAGAATGTATCTTTCTTGACATCCTGTTTAATTCCCCCAACGACATAACTTTCTACCTCCGTTTCTTGTGGTGCAACTTGTAATCCTTTTGATGAGATCCAATGCTGTGTCCAAGGTAGTGGGTTTGCTCTTTGAGCAATATCATACACGGGTTTAAGACCGACTGCTTTCATTCTTTTGTTTGCAATCCATTCAACATATTGTTGAAGGAGTTTTTCGTTAAGACCTATCATTGATCCGTTCTTAAACAAATACTCTGACCACAATTTTTCTTGATTAACAGCATTTTCAAAAGTTTTATAGAACCATGGCTCCTCCTCTTTGAAAATTTTCTTCATGTCTGGGTCATCTCCATTCCTCCATTTGTTGAGGATTTGTTGAGTGATGACTAAATGTTGGTTTTCGTCTCTGGCGATAAGAGAAACGATTTTTGCCGATCCTTCCATGAGCTTAAGTTCGCCAAAAGCGAACGAGCATGCGAAGGAGACATAGAACCTAATTCCTTCCAGAATGTTGACGTTTGCAACTGCTCTGAAAAGTTTTCTTTTGAGTTCATAGATTGTTGATTGAGATACGTAAGATCCTTTCCATCCGTCTTTCCACATGTTACTTTGATCGTATTCATGTGCTTCATTGATGAAAGCATCATATGCTTGAGTCACACTAAGTGCTCTCTCAAGAATTCTATCATCTTTTAAGATAGTGTCAAATATTTCTGATGGATCGGAGTAAACATTCTTAATAATGTATGTGTATGAACGACTATGGATCATCTCCATAAACTCCCATACTTTCATACATCCTTCCAACTCAGGGAGAGAACAATATGGTGCGAATGCCATACCGGGGCCTCTTCCTTGAACAGAGTCTAACATCACCTGATACTTTAAGTTACTGGTGAAAATATGCTTCTGTTCTGGACGAAGTGTCTGATAGTCACTTCTATCTTTCTGTAGTGAGACCTCCTCTGGTCTCCAGAAATACCCTAGTTGTTGAGTCGTTAATCTCTCAAATACTGGGTACTTATAGTTATCATATCTTTGAATTCCAAGTGGTTTTCCAAAGAACATCGGTTGTTTTGTTGTCTCAACTTCTTCAGTGTTAAATACGGTCATTGAGTCAACTTTTGTCATTTTTGCCTCTGAACTTGTTTTAAATTTTACAAGACTCACAGTCTTCTTCCTCCGTTAAAATACAAGAAACTAATTCTCCTAGATCTGTTGATGGTGTTGGTGGTTCCTCGATCTCATCTGTTTTGATGTCATAAGTATTCTGATAGTAAGATGTCTTCCAACCATACTTGTAAGTTGTTAGAAGGTCTTGTGCCATCACAGATACCGGAACCTCGTTATCTGGATAGTGTTCTGGATTATAACTCCAATTACCGGAAATCGCTTGATCAAAGAACTTTTGCATAACTGCAACAACGTTAATATAACCCTCATTAGATTCCATATCCCATAAGAGTGTATAGTTATTTTTTAAGTGTTGATATCCGGGTACAATTTGTTTCAAAGGCCCTTTCTTCGACTTTTTAATGGACAGGTATCCTCTAGGAGGTTCGATTCCGTTTGTGGCATTTGACACAACGGAACTGCTCTCCGAAGGCATCTGTGCGGACAGTGTTGAGTTCCTAACTCCGTGTTCCAAGACAAGTGCTCTAAGAGATTCCCAATCATATTTCAGGTCATTTGAAACGATTTCATCTACATCCTTCTTATATGTATCAATCGGAAGTATTCCATTTCCATATTTTGTATTCGCAGAATACTCACACGCTCCTTTCTCTTTTGCAAGGTTCACAGTGGACTTAATTAGGTAGTATTGAAATGCTTCAGAAAGGTCATGAACTAACTTCCAAGCACCCTTATCACCGTAGTGTTCGCCATTCTTAGCGAGGTAATGTGCAAGACCTATATAACCTATCCCAAGCGATCTACGCGCTCTGGTGGCGATGGCCGCTGCATTGACGGGGTATTGCTGGAAATCAATAAGTTCATCAAGACTCCGAACAGCAAGATCACAAAGAACTTCGAGATCGGATAGATCACGTATCTTACCGACGTTAATAGCACTAAGGATGCAAAGAGCAATTTCACCAGTTTTGTCATCAATATGTTGTATAGGTTTTGTTGGTAATGTGATTTCCTGACATAAGTTACTCATTTCAACTTTGTCAGTGAATGATGAATGACTATTACAGTGATCAATGTTCATCAAATATAGTCTACCAGTTTCTGCTCTTTCTTTCAAGAGGTCAAGTATGAGTTCCTGTGCATCTACCTGTGTCTTAGGTATAGACTCATCTAACTCATATTGCTTGTATAGATCGTCAAAAGATTCCGTACCAAAACTATCATATC